CCCCTTTCAACTTAACGACAGACGCTCGTAAACGAGCTAATCATGACGATAAGATATCGATGAGTTCCTACTTAGGAAGGACATCGAGCCACCCGCGCATTTTTCTTATGCGCCGCGGGATCGCATATGCCACTGCATCACTCCCATCTTCTTCAGCACAGTCCTTACGGACGGTGTAGTTATCACCCCTTTGGGTGACGAATAGGATGGATTCAAGGACACGACGCCTGTCGTGTAGAAAAGCTCCCTGTTCTAAAACAGGGACTCCTTGAATTATTGGGGTTTGCCATTTTTGGAGGGCGCGGTTGTATTTAACAACCCCGTTCCGGAATAGGTAGCCCAAATCACGGTCAACATACTCGTATATTCCACTAGCATCAGGGTTATTACCAATAGGTAACGGACCCCAATGCTGGCGGAGCAACTTGTACATATAACCTGATGTGATAGTATAACCATGTAAACGAAGATTCTTCGCAAACGTGGATAAACTAATTGCAGAGGACAACGAGGACGGATCCCATTTCTTCCAACGCAGAGGAGTGACATCGCCGCCATTATAGGCGTCAACACCACAGGATTCTCGGAAGAATCCACGGTAGAAGCTTTTATGCGCATTGACCACAAGGCCAGCACGCACTAGAGCCGCTACCACGCCTGCGTAATACTTGGAAGGAAACAGAATGTCGTCACCGAAGACATATATGTCGCTACAGTTTTCACCATAGTAACACAATATGCCAGCTCGAACCACGCTATAGAAGCAGATGCTCTGAACAGGAAATGTTAAACAATTTCCCATCGGAGCAAACTTCCGTAGACGATGAACCCGGCCATCTGGTAACTGAACGTGACTAGCACGCGTAGCATTGAAATAACGATAATTACCTCCAAAGAGGTAAGAAACGAGTTTCGATGATAAACGGTCGCTAGCGTCCTTTAGATCTAGGGTACAAAAGTCCCTATCTCTGCTGGATGACAATGCTAACCTAGCATTAAGGGTTTGATTCCGGAAATTAATCCGGTCTCCTAACCTCTGCTGGATAGCTCGTTCAAGTACTCTACGCTGACCTTGTTGAATCCAAATCGCTTCAAGCGGGTGTACGCAAATATTGCGCGGCCCGCGAGAGTCTTTTGGAACGAAGGTAAGCTTACTTTGTATGTAAGCTTTTTCCTCTATTAAACGATGCTGTACAGTATCTAGATCTGCCATAGGCAGATCCATGTACTCCCAGTAGTCGTAATAATGTTGGATTGATGCGTATATGGATGACATTAAGGCCTTGTCAGAACGGCGGGAGGTCGGAAAGACCGCCCCTGGACCGTGACTCGGAATGATGTCATTGAAGTTACATTGGTAGGTTACCCTACCAACATATCTCCGGGCTGTTACAAATAACGGCGTATGATCACCAAGATCTCTTTCGAGATTAAGGTTAAACACGTCAATACTCGTATCAGTCTCGACAAACGCAGCGATCGCTGCTTTGACTTGCTCATCAGTTGGTTCGAACTCGAGCTTATAACCGAACAAGAGCAACTGCCTTAATAAACGGAGGAGAAAAGCACTATCTCGTGCCGGATGATCCCGTAAGGGATCCCCAATCGATGATAGTACAGAGGTCCAGAGAGGCGAGAGCCACTCAGGACATTCAGGGACATGCCCTGCCCCCTCTATATATTTTAGGAGTTCCTTGTCTAGCGCGGGTCCCTCTATAGTGACCCAAGCCATTGTGATTACATCGGGCTCCCCAAAGGGGATTCCGCTTATCTCACGAATGTCGGCTAGCAGGTGTCTATAGGCTGTGATGACAGTAATCATAGTATGATATCTGAATGCAGACACACCCATCGGTCCTGGTTAGAGGGCCTACGAACGGTCAGTTGTTCTCCCCGTTAGGGAGAGTGAGGATAGTAAACTATCCGTTACTTCTGACCATCGTTGAAGATCTCATCTTTGAGATCCAGGCCCAGCGTGTTCGAGGTCCCGTGGAGGAGGTTGACGAGGCGGGTGATGAGGGAAGCCACATCACTCGCAACGACTCCCGAATCCGAGGGAACCCGAACGACCAGGGAGGCACTCGGACCACCTAAGGTGGTATCTGCGAGTGTCACGATACGTTCGAGAAACAACTGCGTCTGAATTCCAGACTTCTTGGTCTTGGAATCGACGTAAGGCTGACTGCGAAGGGTCAAATTCTCCGGGAGGTTTACACCTCGCGAAGTTTCTTTCCATTTGCTTCCCGTTTGGGAATCAGCCTCAGTCTTCACGAACGTGAGGGTATTCAGTGTGAGATCACCGAGCATACTATTAATTGCCTAGTTAGGCGTTGAGGTTGAACTAACCTTAGCGTTTCGCTATCTTTTGATAAAGCAGAGCAGCCGATAAGGCCATCTGCCGTTTTCCGAAACGGCCCGTCGAAATAACCACGTGAGAACGTGGCTCGACAGGCTCTCGGAGGTATGACTTCATGTAGGACGTACCGATAACTTGGCCCACAGCTGGGACGATTGAGGACGGGTGCACCATTTTGGTGCTAACCGTACATTCAGTCTTCACAGTTATGCAGGCCCCATCAGGGACACGCTCGTTACCAACCGTGAGGTTGTCGAGATAGTCCGTGACTCCTCGTAGATCAGCAAACCAGTCTACAACGAAACTATAGGGAACTTTTTCCCATAGAAACGAAAATAGACCAGGAGTACCTAGCTTAGCTGCGAGAGCGTCTGCCTTGTCAAGGAAGGCGCCCCTCGTCTGAGCTCTATTAACACCAGTAACAGTACACACTTTCGTGCATGCTGCTATGTTTGTTAATTGATCAATGAATATGGATCCATTGACAGGGTACTGATCACGAAGTTTACCACTAGCGACACTAAGTGCACCTTTCAAAGAACGGTGCACAGAGAATCGCTGTCCTAGCCCTTTTTGATAATCCTTGACCAGCTTCGTATACTTACGCATAGCGAGGCCAGTGGATTTCATATCGGCTAGAAGTGGTGCAACACCAAACGAGTAGTATAAGTAGCCATTGCTGGCTAACTTGCCAAGGTCTTTAAGGCCTTGACGTGAGGCTGACGCCTTAAGGGCGGCCCTCACTCCACTCGAATTCACTGTTTTAACTAGTGAATTAACATGACTCCCAGCTATCTGTTCGGCTTCTACAAGATTTAACAAATTATCCGCAATATTTTGCGAATAAAAATCATGTAGAGTGTCGTTCATTAGCTCGATGTCAGTTCTTGGCCAATCGATCGATAGTATATCAGGTGAATAGCGACGATTATCGCTGTCGCTAAACCCCCAGATACTCCGATACGCGTTAGGCCCTGTTGCTACATAGGTGTCACCACCTGATGTGAATGAACAAGACCCTCCGTCATACTGAACCCACCGAGTAACTTGGTGGGAACAACGATTGGGTTTTCCGATGCTACCATTATTGGTAATATCAGTCATTGACTCAACCTCTAGTTCCTTTGAGAACGAGCCACTATTGCTACGAACATAGTCAAAACTATTGTTCTTAGTAACAGTGACAGGTCCCATAGGTTCTAGGGAGTTAGCCAATACTCTGTTGCGTGTACGTTCAGGCATAAGAGCGGACTCCCCTCCTGGG